TGTCGACGGTGATGGTTCCGATGACCAGGAAGCCCCATACGTTGTCATCCGGCGTCACTGGGTAGGTATTGCCTCCGATGATCACGGGATACTGGTTCGTCGTGTCGTCTGGGTCAGGGTAGTTTCCCGTGCTCAAGGAAGGCCCGGCGCGCAGGGTGATGTAAGAGGTCTTTGTCGTCGCGTCATAATTCGACGAGACGAGCTCGGCCGTGGGCGGATTGGCCACGCCTGAGGTTACGCGGTCTAGTTTGACCTCCGTGCCGGTGATGACGTCGTCGATGAGAGGGACTAGGTTGTTAAGCGTGCCGGACTGCACCTGATAGCGGACGGTCGTCGAACCTCCCGAGGTGTGGAGGTAGACGTTGACGATCTTAAACGGATGCCCGTCGTCCTGAGGGTACGCGGCCCACGCTCCCCAGGGCGTCTGGATGCTGAAGTTCGTCCCCTGGCTCGAGGCCGTGAACGTGTAGCCGACTCCGGGTTGTACAGCCATCGGTCAGATGTTCTTGTAGACGTCGGGCGGCCAGCCTTCCTTCGAGTAGCGGATCTCGTAGATGACCTTGTAGAGCGAGCCGTATTCCTCGACGTTGACCTGTGAGAGGAGGTTCGCGTTGCCCCACTTGCCAGACCCGGTCGGGCCCCAAGCCGGGATGAGGACGAAGACGCCCCAGGAGTTTCCAGCGGTGGCCGTGTTGAGCAGGGCATAAAGAGCCTGCACGAAGGACGGGGACGTCGTGTAGATGACGCCGGAATAGGTCGTGGTCGGGGCGAGATACTGAGTCTTGCCGTAAAGGTCGGCGACGTCCGGGTCGACGAAGCCGATGAAGCGGCCGCCGGCACCCGTCTCAAAGCACGCGCCGTTGTAGCCCTCGGAGGACGGGACGACGACGGGCTTGCCGGTGATCGCCGAGATGACCGTCACGGGAGGCCCGAGGGTCGAGTCGTCGTAAGCGCCGCCGAAGTCGGAAGGCAGGCCGGCGAGAGGCATTCCTCCGAAGCCAGGCTCGGCCACGAAGAAGTTGGGGTGAGTCGTGATGTTCTCGGCGGTCAGGCCGTTCGCGACCGAGGTGTTCGCAAGGGTAAGCACGCCGCCGCCCACGTCCGGGTCGATGCCGACGTAGTCGACCTTGATGGTCTTGTACTTCAGGTTGTCCCAGGAGATCTGGTACTTGTGCGCCTTGAGGTAGGAATAGAAAGGGTCGGGGTGGGGCTGACCGCGCTCGAAGGACGTGATCGGCGCCGCGATGTCGGCCTTGTAGGTCGTCGTCGATGTGATGAGGCCGAAGCCGTCCGACTGCACCGTCCAGCCGGGCTGGATTTCAGCGGTTAGGAGGGCCTTGCCTGTTGCTACTTGTGCCATAAATTTAAGCCACGCCCTCCTTGGCTGCGCTCAGAGGGACGACGCGGTCGGTGAAGGGAGGAGGAACGCCCTGGCCGGTGCGGTTCTGGATGCTCTGCTCCTGGAGGATGATCTTAATCTCCTCGAGGATTTCATTGTTTCGGGTCATCTTCTCCATGACCGGGTTTGCTCCCACGCCGATGACCGTTCCGAAACCTTCGGGGCCTTTGAACGTGCCGGCCTTGGCTTCTGATCCTTTGTCTTCGAAGATAGGTTTGTAGGCTTTCCCTTCATCGGACTCAAGGAATGCCTTGAGAGCTCTTTTTTGAAACTCGGGATCCTTAGGCATCATCAACAAGTCTAGCTCATCGGTAATCGGGGCTCCTCGTTCTTCTCCGATTTTTTTGGCAATCTCTACGCCTTCCTTGGTCTTGATAAACTCAGCCGCGATAGCACGTCTTCCCTCATCCGCCATTTGCTGTTCGGCCTCACGGGCCTTCTTTGCTTTAAAGAAAGCCGCCATCTTCTTCTCCTCGGTAGTGGCGTAAACCGTCTCGCCCTGAGCAAGAAGGTCCAGGCCATCCTTTGCGTCCTGCTTGGCCTTCTGGATTGCAGACCCGATTGCGGAAATGACCCCTTGAAGCAGGACCATCGGAGCCGTGAAGCCGAGGAAGATGTCCTTGAACGCGCTCGAGAACTTCTTCTGGATGTCGTTTACTTGCTGGGAAAAGGATACGACGGCGGTCTTCGACTTCTCCATCGCCTTCGGGACGTCGGAGGTCGTCTTGATGTTTACGGTCAGGTCTTGGGCCATGGCTCTTTATCCTGCTGGATTGGCAACGGGGGCCTCCCCTTCGCCGGCCTTCAGCTGCGACTCGATGAAGGCCTCCTCTTCCGGCGACATGATCGCCACGTCCGCACCCTTGCGGATGGCCAGGGCGGAGTTCAGCCAGATGGCCTGACACTCGGGCATCTCCCACGCCCGCTTCTCGTCGATGCCGCAGGCGATGAGGTTCGCGACGATGGCCAGCGGCCAAGGGATGCCCTTGTTCCCAGGGGAGCCCTTCTTCGCGGACTGCTCCCAGAACTTCGGCCAGTTGTCCACGAGGATGTAGCCGGCGAAGGCCTCGAGCAGAAGTTGGAACTTGGCGGGGTTGTCGTTAAGCCGCGAGAGACGCAAGCGGTCGATGATGCCGACCTCGCCAAGCGGCTCCTCGGCGCAGACCTGGCAGGCAAAGAGTAGGTCGGCGGGCGAGACTTCCTTGCCCGGTACGACCAGAGGCGACTCGAAGGCCATCAGGCGCACGCGGTACTTGAGGCACCAGGGGTAAAGAGTTCGACCCAGCAGCCGAAAAGGCGCCGGGTCGATGTATGCGTTCAGGAAGCGACGATCCACTCCCTTGAGACTACTCCCCTTGCGGGGGTGTCAATTAGTAGGTGATGAGCTCGTAGGACTCAGCCGTGATGGACACGCTGACGAAACCTTTGCTCGTGCCACGGTCGTCGACCTTTGTCACCGTTCCCGAGAAGCTGACCGAAGCCGCGCCGCCAGGGTAGGCCGAGGCGGTCTTCGCGGTGAAGGTAAGGGTCGCGCCGAGCTGCGGGACGCTGGTGGCCTTGGCCACGCCCTCGACGGTGATCTCGGAGCGGCGGTCGTCGTAACGAGCCGTCACCGTGTTGCCTTCTTCGTCAACGACCGTGCCGGTGTTGTTGAAGCCGGAGCTCACGGAGTAGCTTTGCACGTAAAGTGAAGCCAGTTGGCCGGGGCCAATTCCATAGAGGCAGACAACGCCGTCATTTACTTCGCTCATCTTACTCCTGCTTTAATTGGCAACCTCTCAGGCGGGAGGGAGCACGGTCAGGATGTCGAACGAGAAGGACGTCGCCCAGGAGCGCTCGTCTACCCCTTCGTCTTCCGAGCGGTAGGTCACGTCGTAACAGGTCGCGTCCCCCGAGGCCACGAAGGCGGCCTGAATAGACCCCACGTCCCGCATGTTGCCGGCGACGGCGGCGCAGCGCTCGCGGTGCACGGCCAAGGTCGTGTCGTCGGCGTTGGAAAAGAGGGTGATGCGGACGGAGCAATCGTAGTTGCCCAGGCCTTCGGGGAGGTCGGCAGGAGCCCGGGCGGAGTCGCAGAGGACGACGGCCTTCGGCAGGGTCTGCGTGACGGCGCTGTCGCCCGTCAGGATCTGCACGCCGGCGAGGCCGGACTGGGCGGAGAGGTAGGTCGCGAGGGTCGCCTCGACGACGTGGCGGATGGAACGTGTGGACATGGTTATTTCTTGTTAAACTTGTTAATAGGTTTGCGCATGCGGTAACGCAACATGGCAGGCATCTGCTTGACGCGGTTGCCGTAGACCAGGCCAAGCGTGTCGGCTTCGTCGGCGATGCTGTTGATGTTGCCAAGGGCATTGGTAACGGAGACTTCCGCGATCTTGTCCGTGAAGTTTGTGATATTCCTTCCTGGGACGCTGGTATGCATGATAACCCAAGCGGCCTTTCGCAGCTCGGCCCCGGGCTCGCCCTGCTGGCCGTTATTATCTGTTGGACGCGGCAGGGAAAACAAAGCCTTTGCCCATCCGGACTTAATCGCTCCGACCATGCGCTGTCGGTCTGTCACGTATTCATCCAGTACAGACTTATCCTGAACAAGCATCTTGGCAGCGACTGCACGCTGGTTCTTCTTGATGCGTCCACCTCGGCGACCTTTGACCTGGTCATGGATTGAGCGTAGGTTTACTGCGTAGGCCTGCACGCCGTATTCATTCTTCACGGGGCTAGCTCGGTTAAGCCAGTTCTTGGCCTTGGAAAATGCTCGCTGACGGTCAGTGTCGGCGATGATTTTGCCCATGATGTTCTTGGCCTTGAAGGCTCCGTTCAACTGACCACCGTCAATGATGCGATTGAATGTCCCAAAGTCGCCTGTCTTTACCGCAAAGGCGATCTGATTGACCGCCAAACCTACCACGCCGCGGGCCGAAGAGTCGTTAGCGGCCACGAAGATTTTGGAGATGTCTCCGGCAACGGCGTTAAGACCGGCACGCTTGGCCGCAGCGCTTAGTCCGTTGCCTCCGCCTACTGGCATCGGAGGGGTAAACTTGGCCGCATCCTGACAGGCCAGCATGGCCTGCTCGAGCACGGCGTCGCGCATGGTGATCTTCATCCCAGCTGCGAATTGGCGGCAGGCCTCCACGAACTCCGCGAGGGACTTCGGCTCGATGGAGACACTGG